CTACCCGCAATCCGTTTAGTTATGTAAAAACAGAACAGATTGATCGCGATGTAGTTACGCCTTGGTTAACCTTGGATGAAATTACAAATCAAATTAACTTGTTTCAAGATGAATCGCAAGATGGTTATTTGCAATCATTGGAACTTGCGGTTCGCCAAGCCATTGAAGATTATTTAGGTTTATCTATTTTTTCAGTTACTTACCGCGTTTGGTATGGTGCTGAAAACCTAGCCGCATCGCCCGTATGTTTGGATTTGCCCGAAGTATCGCAAAACCAATATCCCGATATGGCGGGTGTAGAAATTAACCGCGTAGCGTATTGGAACAATGCCCAACCGCCGGTTCTTACAACGGTTTCGCCTACGCAATACTATTACGATGCAAGCGGCAATAAAGTAATTATTCAATCATTGCCAACAACCATTAATAGCCAAATGACTGCGCCGATTATTTGCGATTACACTACCGCGCCTAATCCGTTGCAAACCTATCCGGTTATTAAGCAAGCCGGCTTGTTGTTGTTTACGCATCTGTATAACAACCGTAGCAATACAACCGATGTACAGTTAAAAGAAATCCCATTTGGCGTTGCTACTTTGTTGCGCCCATACAAACCTTTGGTAATGTAATATGGCTATTGCACGGTTTGAACAGATCATTGTTAAAAACCTATCTTTTGGCAAAAGTGATTTTGGCGAACAAAGCACTACCCAAACGGAATGGTTTAAAACGCGCGCCCGCGTTCAATCCGTTGCAAATAGTTTAAAGATTTCCGAAAAATACCGTTTGTATCAAGATGTAGTTAATTTTGTTTTGAACTACACGCCTAATACAAGAACAATGGTACGCAATCAAAATTTGTATTCAATCAACTACAACGGTTACGATTGGCGCATAGATAACATCCGCGAATCCGATGATCGGATGAATGTAGTTATCTTGGCGTATAGAAGCGATCCGGTTACGGCGGTATAAATGGCAACCCAACAAAATCCGGTTCAATACGGCAAAGCAATTCAATTTCAATTGCAAAGCATTGTTACGCCCGTACCGGTTTATGCGGCGTTTAACCGTAACTTTGCAACACAACCAAAGTTTATTGTTTGGATGCTACGGAATGTTCATCAAGATGTTTATACCGGACCGGTTCAATCGGTAAAGGGCATTGATCGCCCAACATTTCAAATAAGTATCTTTACGCAAGTAATAGAAGATGGTTTTACTATTTCTAATCAGATACTACAATCGCTACACGGATATAGCGGATTGTTTGGCGGCGCAACTAACGGTTTTCAGATTGCTAAAGCAGATGTATTTTGGCTTTACAACAGTTACGATAACGATGAAAAGTTAGCACAAATTTTTCTTGATTGCACCCTAGATATTCCAACATAAGATAACCTAACCAACTCTTTTGAAGGAACTTTTAAAATGGCACTACCAAACAAAGTAATGGCGGGTTTTAGCGCCGCGCTATATGCCCAATCCGGCGCAACGCCTACCCCGTTAACGCTTACCCAACTTTCTACGCTTGGCAATGTTTCGGGTATCGCAATATCCGGCAACCTAATCCCCGTAGAAGCCGTACCCGCGTTCGGGCAAGATGATGCCGTAGCAAGTTTTGGCGTAGCCGGTTCGCGCCAATCCGATAAAATCCCAACGCAATCCGCGCCTACATCTTTAAGCGTAACCGCCGCATGGAATCCTAGCGATACTATGTTGTTGTTGATGCGCGGCGATGCCTATAGCGGCGTTGTAGATCGTACTTTTGTAGTTAGTGCTACCGAAGGATCAAATGTTGTTTATTACGCCTTTAACGCCCGCGTAAGCCAATTTACGATTGATTCTAGCCCTAGCGCAGAAGCAAAGTGTAATTTCACCATTCACCCCCGCGGCAACCTTTACGGTTGGTGCAACAACGCCTAAAGGAATATCATGGCAATACCAAATAAAGTTTTAGCCGGTTTTAGCGCATCTTTGTATATGCAAAGCGCGGCAACGCCTACGCCGCTTACAACGGCAAATCTTTCCGTATGGACGGGGCAAGTTACAACTATCGTAGGTACGGCGGCTAATGGTACGGGCGGCGCGGGCGTTTTGTTGCCCGTAGAAGCCGTTCCCGCCTTTGGGCAAGATGATGCGGTAGCATCGTTCGGCGTTGCCGGTTCGCGCCAAAGCGATAAGATTCCTACCCAATCCGCGCCTACATCGTTAAGCATTACGGCGGCATGGAATCCTAGCGATACCGCTTTGTTGCAAATCCGCGCAGATGCATACAACGGTACGGTTGATCGTACTTTTGTTGTTGCCGCGGTTGATGGCGCTAATACGGTTGCGTATGCGTTCAATGGGCGCGTATCGCAATTTACGATTGATGCAAGCCCAAGCGCGGAAGCAAAATGTAACTTTACTATTCATCCAAGGGGCAACCAATACGGTTGGTCAAACAACACATGATTACCGTAGAACAAGCCCTAGAAGTTCTAAGCACTACATACCAATCCCTAGATGCCGTTGCGCGGGGAATGGTAGTAGATGCCGAAGAACTAGAAGATGCAATTGCCGCGGCGGAAGAAGATTCCGCAGAAGCGGTTTGTTTAAAAGTTCTAAGTAAATACAATACATAAAATGCAAACTACAATAAAAGATACTAACGATTTGTTGAACTTTCTAGTAACCCAATCCGATTCGCGTAAGGATTGGTTTGGGTTTACGCAACAAAAATTAACGGCGATTTCTTTGGCGCATGATATTGCCGCCAATCATGCGGATAAGTTTACGCCGGATGAAATCGTTGATTATGTTTATACGCTTAACAACGCGTTGTACCAAAAGATTATTAAACCGTTAGGCTAATCATGGCGGGCGTTACCTACAAAATCGAAGGCTTGAAAGATGTACTAGCCGCGTTTGGGGAACTAGCCGCAGATATTGGCGATAAGAAGGCGCAAAGTAGAATCTTAGTACCCGCCGCGCGCGAAGCAATGAAGCCCGTTTTAACAATGGCGAAAATGAACGCGCCAAAAGATACCGGCGATTTATCAAGAACATTGCAGATTGAAGCGCGCCGCCCTACAAAACGCGATATGCGTTCCAAATACATTAACGAAAACGATACCGTTATTGCATTGGTAACAACAAAAGCGTTTAAAAAGAAACTTAAAAAAGAATTCTACGAAGCAAACGCATCTTTGTATGAATCTAATAAAACCGATTACAACCGCAAACTAAAAGAAAGAAAAAAAGAAGAAGGCGTTTTATCGGATGCCCGCGCAATGGCGCAAGAATTTGGAACGGCTAGAAATGGGGCGCAACCATTTTTACGCCCCGCATTGGAATCCCAAGCCGCACAAACCGCCAATCGGCTAGGGGAAATTTTAGCAAGGCGTATAAGTAAATATAGGATAAAAAATAGATGACAAAATTTAGTAAAGCGTTTGGCGATAAGTACCAAACAAACAAAAAGAATATGCTAACCCGTTCTTTTGAATTGGGCGGGCATACTTTTAAGGTACGCATTCCATTGGTTGCCGAATCCGAAGCCATTTATAAAAAAGTTTCCGAACCCGATGAACAAATTATCGAAAAGGTTTACCAAGAAATAACCGCGCCGTTACGCCAATTTGAAAATAACCAAAACGAAGGATTCCAATTTACGGATGATGATATTTTGGTTGATGGGCGTTCAATGCGCGAAGCCGCTAAGAACAAAGCAATTACAGATGCGCGCATTACCGAATTTTTTAAACTATTAATTCCCGAAATGGAAGGCGTAAGTTTTGAAGATTTAACCTATGAAGATATACAAGAAGAATTCCCAATTTCCGTACAAATGCAAATTGTAGAAAAGATTGGCGAAGTAATTAGCCCTACCTATAGGGAAGCGCGGGGAAACTAATTCGCTCGTTGAAAACCCAATGCCTAGCCGCAATGATTTTCAACGGGCATACCCTAGAAACAATTAATGAATTAGATGATCTAACATTGGCAAACATCCAAACAATGTATGCCGATGGGATGGTTGGTAATTACGGCGTTCTTACGCAAT